ATCCATAAGCATAAGGAAAAGCTGTACTCGCACCGCCTTGATACAAAGTATAATTACCTGTACCACCTAAATAGTGCCTACGATTAAAAGCTACCTTATCTTTGTGTGCAGACTTCTGTCTGTTTATTTTATTACTATGTTTAGCTGATGCTATTTTAGTTATCATAACTATAAATATTCAGTATCAATACCATTATTATTCAATACTTCAAGCCATAAATCTTTTATTATATAATAGTCTATTTCGTCCCATTTAGTACCTAAACATTGAATAGGTGTAACACTATCATAAGCCTTTATATTTTCTCTTTCATTATCCCAACATATAAAATATGTCTCTTGATCTGGATAACATAAATCTACTCTTTTTTCCATAATTATATATTAAACACTTCCACCATCTACGATAGTCCAACCATAAGTATTAATTAATGTGTTTCTAGCCGTTTCAGCATCTCCACCAGCAGTGTATCTTGCACTTCCAAAGTCAATAGATAAACCACTATTTAAACTCTGTGATGCCCACCCTATAAGAGTTGCATCATAATTAGCAGTAGACATAGTTGTAGATTTAAACATCCTACCAACATCTGTAGCACTACTCATATCCCAGCTCGCAAAACTTTGGTCTAAATCAAAACATCTTTCAAAACAATATCTAAAGTTAGTAACATTACTAACATCCCAATTACTTAAATCTTCATTAAAATCATTAGCTTGATAAAAAGCAAATATTAAATTTGTAACACCAGAAACATCCCAATTTTTAACACCGCTTACAATACTACTTGCATCTCTAAATACTTGTTGAAAATTAGTGGCAGATATAGTAGGTGAGTCAGTTGCTATACAAGTCATATTACTAGCACCCATAAAATAACCACCATTAATATTCTTAAGCGTTAAGCCATCTCCATTACCCCAATTTTTAACCTCTTTTATTTTTAGCTTATCTCCACCATTATTAATAAACCAACCCTCTAAAGTTCCTGTTATAGTAATAGTGTATGTTCCACTTGCTGAATAAGTGTGTGTTGTTTCAGCTTGATTCCAACTTGTTAAAGTATCTTTACTACCATCTCCCCAATCGACTTCTGCATTAGTTGTACCATTAGAAGCTAAAGGTAATTTAAATTGTGTTGAACTAGAAACACCAGCTTGTGTAGTATCTACATCAAAAACAAACCCCACTAAACCGCTTGAAGCTAAATCATAATAGCTGCTACCCCAATCATTTTCTGTAGGACTACCCCACCAACTTGTATCGTATATGCTTCCGTAACTCATTTATTTTTTTTTATCATGTTAATCTTACTTTTTTTTATTACTTCAATATATTTTTGAAGTTTAGTAAGGTTAGTTTTCTTTACCTTATATCTCATAAAACCCAACCATTAAACGTTGTGTCAGTATCTGGAGAAATATCTTCATTTGAGTTACTTCTATACTCTGGAAACTTTGAATCATTGAAACATAAATAGTCAACCATTCTTGTTGAGTAATAGTTAGCGTACTCTCTTGCTTTCGATACTAAGTAATCAACTTCATTTTTTTCTACATTTTGTGCAGTTTCGCTTGAATGCTTGAATACTCCTCCGTTTTTTATTTGATAAGCAGCAAAAGGAATGTATGTCATTTGAGCAAACCAAATCAAAGTCGGTTGCACATAATTATTTACAAGATCAAGGTAATCTCCAGACAAAGTATCTGCAATGATGTCAGCACTTATCTTATTGTATAAATCAGTTCCAAGAAGATTCTGCACCTCAACTTGTTGTGCTACTTTTATAAATTGTATAAACTTGTCCGTGTCAGTATTTCCATCAATGATGGAGTTCTTAACAAGATCAGTTCTGCTTATGAATAGTGCTGTCGCCATTAGTTTTTAAATTTCATTTTATTCCAATACTCTGCTGTATATCCTTTATACTTCATATCCTTTGGTGCAACTGGAACTTTTTGTGCGTTAGCTTCTGGTTTAAAACCTCTCTTCCTGGCTTCCGTTGTGCTTATTGCATCCCCAAGTCCTTTAGCTCCCTCTTTTCTAACGTAAGTCTTTCTAAACCATTTGTGATTACATCTTGCACCGCCTTTATAAAGCCAAATGGAATAAGTATCGCTACCATCTTTTCCAAATCCAGCGTTTACTGCTTTGTTTTCCATTGCAGCAATATCTTCTTTTCTGTAAACTTTTTTAGCACTTACCATTTTCGAACAGAATTGTCTTGAAGTAGATTTTGTTCTTGCTGGTGCATACATATATCTTACAAGAAATTCATTTCCCTCTTCTCTTGATTGCTTAGAAGTTCCATCTTGTTCACTTTCTCTGTATGGCTTTGCACTTCCAGTGCTTACAAACTCCCAAATCTTAGAAAGCAAACTCTTTTCCTCTGGCTTGTTTAAATCAGTTATAACTTCATCAAGCTCCTCTTCATGCTCATAACTTACCTCACGCTCATCAATAACATCAAAGTCCTTTAAAAGCTCCTCTTCATCTTCTCCGAGCTCAATCAAAGCATCTGCAATATCACTACCCATTTCATCTGGAAGCTCTTTGCTTAATTTAACTCCAGTTTCCTCTTCTCTTGTTTCCTTATCAACAACGTTCTCCAAATCAGTAAACTCAAGTGGCTGTAGTGTTTTAAAGTATAATTTAAGAGCTATACTGTTATAGGATAATATCTGGTCAAACGCATCAATCAAAAGTGTCTGAAATGGTCTAATAACAGTGTTATCCATTAAAGTACTTGCAGTCTTTAGTTCTTCTGCATTGTTTCCAAGTCCAGAGCTGTCCTTAATTCCCAAAAGCATTGGAGAAACTATCCTGTGTGCTACCATTATTTTCTTACCGCTCTCGTCTGATAAAAACTGATACTGATTGTGAGCATCACTTAACTGGATTGGCTCAATCGTTGCTGCACTCTCTGGGTTATCGTTAAACGCTAGGATGAATTTACCCGCGTTAGAACTACCAGAAAATTTAGAATAAATACGGTTTTCTAACATTTGTCGCTCTTCAGCGTTAGGTGTACCATTGTTAAAATTAATTAGCATACTTGGTGCAAGTCCGTTAAGTATGTTATTGAGATGATAGTTGCTGATCTCTTCCTCAAGCTCTGCGTATTGAAGTCCACCTTGATAATCTGGAGAGGAATAGTATTTGTATCCAGCTCGATACGGTTTTACATATACGATCTCGATTGATTCATTTGAATAACCAAAAGCTGGTATTCTTGTGCACTCATCCGCTCTTTTTACTTTACTCCAGTTATCTGAATAGTAATACGCTTCAACCTCTCCTTTCTCATTGCACTTCTCTGCTCTTAAGTTTTCCACTGGTATATGCTCTACTCTTGCAACAGTCTTTCTGTCCTTTGAGTATATCACTTGCATGGAGCACTGTCCCATAAGCTTCAAATCGTAACAAAGCTTTCTTACACAATCCTTGTGAAACAAAGAAATCATCTTTGCGTATTGCTCTGGCTTCTTGTTTGAATCTAAAGCATCCAATCCTTTTCCATATATCATCTCCGATACTCCGTTGATAATAGCATTGTTTGTTGGACTTCCATTATATCTGTCAATAAGATACTGGAAATAATTATTGTCGTTTCCATAAGCAACCCACTCTTTGTTGGATTTCTCCACAATCTCTGGACTGGTATAAGTGCTTAGATTTACTACTCTTAAATCATTCATAATATTATGTAATCGTTGTCATAACTATCCTCCTGGACATACTCTCCACTATTTACAGAGTAATAATCGTTGTTGGATTGATTAATTGTTTGGTCTGTGCAAAATACTCTGTCTTTATAAATTACAGAGCTTCCATTCTTTACTTCCAACGTATAGAAATCTCCCTCCGTAAGCGTTCCAAAATCTGCTGTAAAAGTTGAGTAATTTCTGTCTGTTGAAGCTGTTGGAGTTATGCTTATATTTGATCCAGTGCTCTCACTTTTTAAATTAACAGTGATGCTACCAGTAATGTATTCTCTTGGAATTATCTTAAAAGATTTACTTCCGCTTGTTCCAATTAACTTCATATTAATATATAAACAAAAAAGAAATATTTTGCATGATAATTGCAAAAACACTTATATTTCTGGAATTTATGTAATAAGTATTTTACATAATTTTGTAAGAAGGGTTTTTTGTCAGTTCAAAGAACTCGGTTTTTTAATAGACCTATATTACAGAGAGCATAACAACTCGTAAAACGCTTAAAATTGCCCTTAAATCAAATGAATAAAAAGCATAAAAAAAGGGTTACCAATTAAGATAACCCCTTGAATACACCCTTTAATTTGCTCTAAATTAAGCGTCTGGATCTATCTGTGTAGCATCCTCTTGCAAGTTGCTTACAAAGTATGGTGGAGCTACTTCTTGAGCTGTTGCAACTAAAGTAAACCCAGAAAGGTCACCCATTGCTGCACCGCTTACGATTGTACCACCAGTAATTTCTGCACCGTTCTTATGTCCGATTAACAGTTGATTTCCATTGTAATCTTCTACTACGTAATGAGCTCTACCAGCATTCAAAAGTTTGATTTGCTCTTGCGTTGCCACATCAAGGAAAGTAAAAGTAATGTTTAAAGTTGTTTCATAAAAAGTCGTTCCATTCTCACGAGAACTGTTTACTGCTGTTTCCAAAGAACTGTTACCTTTGATATCAAACTTGAAGAAATCTCCTCCAGTTGTTAAATCAATTGTTCCAGATGTATCAGAAAGAGCAGCAATCGTTGAGTCAAAGTCAAGAATGTAAATTGTCTTAAGACCTCCAACGCTATTCTTACAAGGTAATGAGCGACCGCTTGTTACTGCACATGCCATATTTTTAGTTTTTTATAATAAAAAAGGGTAGGGATATTCCCCACCCCTTTCTACGTTAGTTATTAATTTAATTATGCAAGTGTATAAAGAGCGATGTCTCCACCGATACCATACTGAACTCCAGCGGTTGCTCTCATTACTACTCTTACGTTTTGACTTCCATCTACGTCGCTCATGTCAATAACCTTAACTTCTTGAGAATCTGACAACAAGCCAGTACCAAAGAATAAGTTTGACTTCTGTGCAGCAACCATATGGTCTGCTGGCATTCCAGGAGCTCTGAATATTTTAATTCCATCAAAAAGCAAGTTGCTTAATGCTTGGTTGTTTCCTTTATTGTCATAACCATTAGCACCTACACCACCAGATTGGAATCCTCCCAAAGCTCGTAGGTAAAGTTGGTAAACATTGTTAGGAACATAGATGTGTAAATCTTCTTGGTATAAAA